AGTGGGATCCAAGGGCCTCTCGGCCCTTGGCGGGTCCAGGGCAGAGCCCTGGCCTTCAGTAACGAGGCACCACATGGACGAGTTGATGAACCTGATCCGTCGCGAGGCGGAGCGGGCCGTGCGTGCGTTGGCGGTGCCGCGCGGGGCGATCGTGAGCAGTTACGATCCGACAGCGCATGCGGTGAAGGTGACCGACCAGGTCACCGGGGCCGAAAGCAACTGGATGCCGGTGAGGCACGCCGCCGTCGGCGCCGGGTGGGGGCTGGTCTGTGGTGCGCCGATCGGAGCGCAGGCGGTGGTCGAATACCTCGGCGGCGATATCAATTGCCCGTTCGTGTCCGGCTTCCTGAACTCGGCGCCGGACACACCGCAGAATGTGCCGAGCGGGGAAATCTGGCTGCAGCACGCTTCTGGTGCGTATGTGCGGCTGGCCGATGACGGCTCGATCTACAGCAATGGCGAGTGGCATCACACCGGCGACCTGACGGTGACCGGAGAGATCACGCGGGGCTTCGGGACCGGCGATAGCGTGACGCTCGGCCAACACACGCACATGCAGCCGGCCGACAGCCACGGCGATACCGAGCGGCCAACCGACGCGCCGACAGCGGGGACTTGATGGCAGATCTCTACCACGTCTGGTCCGGTGATCTGACGCTGGCGGCGGGCGGCGACATGCTGCTGGCCACCGGCTCGGAAGCGGGGCGGCAGCGCGTGTTGCGGCGGCTGCTGACCACGCCGGGCGAATACATCTGGGAACCGGATTACGGCGCCGGGCTGCCCGGCCAGATCGGCGCGTTGACCAACAACGCCGCCATCGAGGCGATCGTGCGGACGCAGATGTTGCTTGAAGCCGCGGTCTCACAGGACCCGCCACCGACAGTGACGGTGACGCGGCCGAGCCTCGGTCTGGTGGCGATCTCGATCCAATACCAGGATGCCCAAACCGGCAACCCGGTGCTGCTGGGCTTTGATGTAACGGTGAGCGCATGAGCGGAACACTGCAAACTCAGGGCTTCACGCAGCTCGTGGCCGACCAGGCCGCGGTGGTGCAGGGGAACACCGGGCGGGCGTCGCTGGATTTGTCCGTGGGGTCGTGCTTGCTCGCCATCTTGCAGGCGTTCGCCTCCGTGGGGCTATGGCTGCAAGGGCTGATCCTGCAAGTGCTCGCCAAGGCGCGGCTGGCGACCGCCGTGGGCGCCGATGTGGACAGCTTCGTTAACGACTACAACATGACGCGGCTGCCGGCGGTCGCCGCAACCGGGCAGGAAACCTTCGCCCGCTACACCACGACGGCAACCGCACTGGTGCCGGTCGGCGGCCAAGTGCAGACGCAGGACGGGACGCAGAGTTACACCGTTGTTGCCGACACCACGAACGCGGCCTACAGCGCCTCCGTGGGCGGCTATCCGCTGGCGATCGGGCAGGCTTCGGTGGTGGCGACGGTTGCGGCCAACACGGCGGGCGCGGCCGGGAATGCCGCCATCGGCACGGTGAACACCTTCGCCTCCGGCATGCCGGGGATCGATACCTGCAGCAACGCGGCGGCCTTCGCCGGCGGGGCGGACGCGGAGACGGACGCGGCGGTGAAGGTCCGCTTCGTGGCCTACATCGCCAGCCTGGCGCGCGCCACGGTGGCGGCGATCGGCTATGCGATCACCAGCGTGCAACAGGGGCTTCTCTACACCCTGACCGAATGCGCGGACCCGTCCGGCGCGGAGCACGATGGCTTCTTCTTCGCCGTGGTGGACGACGGCACCGGATACCCGCCGTCCTCGCTGCTGACGGCGGCGGGCAACAACATCAACCTGTATCGTGCCGCCGGCATTCAGTTCGCGGTGTTCCCGCCGAGTGTGGTAACGGTGACGATTTCCTTCACCGTGACGGCGGCGAGCGGATACACGCTCGCGACGGTGGAGGCTGCCTGCCAGGCGGCGGTGGTCAATTACACCAACGGGCTGTCGGAGGGCCAGACGCTGCCGTGGAGCGGGCTCGTGCAGGCGGCGTGGGGCGCCTCCGCGGGGGTCGCCAATATCACCAACATGCTGCTGAACGGCGGCACGGGCGATCTCTCCGCCACGTCCTTGCAGGTGTTCCGCACGACGACTTCCGGTGTCACGGTGAACTGAGCGAGGCGCTGCCTCGCGCTCCGCCAGGGCTCCGCCCCGGACCCCATAATCTGGGGCGTTTCGCGGCGAATGCACAGGAGAGCGCGGGGCGTGAGGATGACCGCCAGTCGGACAACGGGCGGCAGGTGCGTGGCGTCATGTTGCTGGCCATGCCTGGACCCTAACAGCAGTTTTTCGGCAGCGCACTCCGCGTCGCCTTCCCCCTCCCGACCCGCACCACCAGCCCCCGCTTCGCCCACTTACCGAGCAACTGCACCATCCGCGTCCGGATCAGCTTCCGCAGGCCCGGACCTGATTGCGTGACGCCCTTCCGGGTTCGATACCCGCAGCTTGTCCGTCCAAAACATTCGGCCATAAAATCAGGATTGCAACCCCCATGCAGTGGCCACTCGTTAAGATCAGGTGGATAGATAGCTGCGAGCCTTACGCTGGCTGGGTGCGGCTAGATTCACTTGCGCCGCCAGCTTCGCTGGAATGCGTGTCGGTCGGCTTCATCATAGAGGACGGCGATCGGGCCAAGACGATCGTGCCGCACGTGACCTTCCCTGTAACGGAGAACGCACAAGGCTGCGGGATCATGATGATCCCAAGTGCTTCGATCCTGTCTATCGAGCGGCTCGGCTAATGCTACCGCTTGGGCTTCTTGCCCTCGCTTAGGACCCTACCGGCCAGCGACCGGACCTCTTTGGGTTTCAGGGACCTCGGATTTTCCAGCCCCTTCCCAGCCGCGGACTCCATGCTCTTCTTCGGCGGGCGTTCTGGCGTAGTCTTCCTCGGTGCCATTGGACACCTCATGTTGTGAGAACACGAGGGGAACTAACACCAATGGTTGTGGATTCGTCAAGTGCACAGTCGCCTTTATTTGGGCGCTTCGCGCCGAACGGTGCCGCGGCAAGGATGGCGCGAAGCGCCCAAAAAGATTGGGATCAAAGGGCCTCTCGGCCCTTGGCGGGGTCCAGGGGCAGCGCCCCTGGCCTTCACTGACGCAATCTCTCAGCGGATTGGTATGACATGCTGTCACGCGCGATTGCCCAGGCCGATCTCAAGTCGGCCGGGGTGCCGACCGATTGGCTCACGTCCGGGTCCGGCTATCAGTTGCCGTGGCCGGTGACGGGGGCCTCCGTCGCCTTCCTGGCGACGAACGGGCAGATCGGGCTCAGTGTCGCCTCGCGGGCGTCCGACCTGTCGAACAGCTACGGTTCGCTCGAAACCACCATCCCGGTGGCGAGCTTCGGCATCAACGATGATGTGTTTGCGACCTCGGGTCGGCACGTCACCGTTTACGGCGGCTATGACGAGGCGCAGGCGCTCGCCGGCTCGCAAGGGCTGAGCTTTGGCCGCGAAATCGACGCGGTGAACCTCGGCGGCGCGGCGCCGGCCGCGCCGACCCCGGGGAGCCCGCTTTCTGACGGCGGCGCCGGCATCCCCGGCACCGTCGCCTCGCTGTGGCTTGCTTCGGGTGGCGGGCATACCGGCGTGGCGGACGCCTCGTTCGCGCTCGGCATCAAGGACAACGGCGCGCGGTTCCTGACCGGCATCGTGTTCGGGGCGAACGCGCTTACCAGCTATGGCGGGTTCGGCTATGCGATGCGGCTGGCGAAGGGGCACCTGATCCAGTGGCACGACGCCTCGGATGCGGCCGGGCCGAACATCGGTTCGACGGTGGCCAGTGCGACCAACAGCCTTTCGCTGCAATTCCAGGACGGCGGCGCGACCTTCCTGAATGCCGCCGGCAACGCCGTGGCGAGCGTGCAGACGGTGGCGAACGCGGTCAACGGCGTGGCGCTCACGCCGAGCGTCAGCGGCAATGCTGTTGCGCTGACGGCGTTCGGTAACGATACGAACATCGGCATCAACCTCACCCCGAAGGGCTCCGGCGCGGTGTGGACCCCCGCCACGATGAGCATCGGTGGGGGTCTTGCCGTGACCGGTAACACCGGCATGAGCGGCACGCTCAGCCTCAACAGCGCGAGCACGGGCGCGCTCACCTTCACCGCGGCGACCAGCGGGGCGGGGTCCAGCGCCGGCACGCTCAGCAACGCGCCGGCCGCCGGCAACCCGGCATTCTGGCTTCCCGTTACCATCAACGGCACGGTGAGGCACATTCCGGCATGGTAAAGGAAATCGCGGTCACGCTGCCGATCCAGCAATGGCAGATCGTGGCGGCGGCGCTGGGCAAGCTGCCGCTGGAAGTGGCGCTCGGCGCCTTCAACGCCATCAACGCGCAGTTGCTTGAGGCGGCGCGCAAGAAAGAGGAAGCCGACTGATGGCGGTCTATCTCGTCGGCGCAGATGGTGCGCAACTGACTGGCACGGACGGCGACACCCTGACGGCTGCCGATCAGACCGGAAGTGCGGACGATGTTGCCAGCCGGCTCTCGGCGGTGCTGCCGCCGTCGTGGTTTCCGGCGGCTGCCGCGCCGGTCCTGACTGCGCTGCTGGAGGCCGCCGGCTACGTGGGCGCGCTGGTCTATTCCATCGTGGCCTTCGCCTCGCTGCAGCTTCGCATCGCCACCGCCTCGGGCGGTTGGCTCGACATGATCTGCTTCGACTTCCTGGCGCGAACGCTGACGCGCGGCGGCATGTCCGACGCCTCGTTCGCCGCGGCGATCAAGCGCCGCATCCTGCGCCAAGGCGGCACGCGCGCCGGCATCGCGGCGGAGTTGCAGTCGCTGACAGGGAACGCGCCCACGATCATCGAGGGGTTCAATCCCGGTGACTGTGGCGCGTTCTGCGGCGGCCCGGTGCCGATCGGATATGCCGGCGGCGGCACCGGCTACTCGACGACGCAGGCGACCGCGGGCGCCGGATACTGGGGCACGCGGCGGGCGGCGCAGGTGTTCATCCGGGCGGCGCAGGGTTCGGCTGCCGCATCCGACATCTACGCCACCGTGGCGGACATGACCGCGGCCGGGGTCGCCGGTTGGGTCGCCATTCCATAAGGATCGAACATGGATCGGCCGATCGTTTACCCGGGCCAGGTGCCCGCGGATACCGATGCGCTCACGGGCTGGATGGCTACGATGCGGGCATTCTCCGGCGCGCTCTACGCCATCATGGGAACCGGGACCGTGTTCGACGGGCTTGTGGTCTCGCCGGGAACCGGCCTTACTGTTTCGGTCGGGGCGGGCAGCATCACCGCCCACGTGGCGGCGGATACCGCGGTCTACGGGTCGCTAGGGATCGCCAGCGATACCGTGATGAAACAGGGCATCAACCACGCTGCCACGACGCTGCCAGCGAGCGGGGCCTTCACGGCGCCGACCACGGCGGGGCAGTCGGTCAACATCCTGATCCAGGCCGCCTTCAGCGAGACGGACACGAATCCGGCGCTGCTGCCCTACATGAACGCGGCCAACCCGAGCGTGCCCTATGGCGGCCCGGGCAACAATGGCGCGTCGCAGCCGACGCTCCGGCAAGAAAGTGTGGCGCTGTCCTACGTGGCGGGCACGCCGGCCGCGACGGGCTCGCAGACCACGCCGGCGGCGACCACCGGCAACGTGCCGATCGCCGTGGTGACGATCGCCTACGGACAGAGCTCGATTACGTCCGCCAGCATCAGCGTGCCGGGCAACGCGCCGATCATCCCGTGGAAACTGCCGCAGCTTACGCCGGGCTTCTCGCGCATGCAGGTGTTCGGCACGTCCGGCACCCTCGTGGTGCCGAACGGGGTTGCGCAGGCGAAGGTGACGGTCGTCGGCGGCGGCGGCGGCGGCGGCGGGGCGGACAACACCGGATGGCAAGGGGGCGGTGGCGGCGCTGGCGGATTTACGCAGGGGGTTTTCTCCCTGACGCCGGGCCAACAAGTCTCGATTACCGTCGGCAGCGGTGGCGCTGGCGAAGGTCCGGGAGCGACGGGCGGGACGGGCGGAACCTCGTCATTCGGCGCCTGCTGTTCGGCAACTGGAGGCCAGGGCGGCGGGAGCAGCAAGACGAATGCGGCCGGTGGTTCCGGCGGGATGGGGTATGGCGGTGCGCTGAATTTCGGCGGCGGCATGGGCGGTGACGCCTATTTCGGCACCTACTTCCCGGGGAACGGCGCGCCCGGCCCGTGGGGCGGCGGCGGTCGTGCGGCTGGCGCACTGGCGGGGTTCAATGGGCAGGCGCCAGGTGCCGGCGGTGGCGGCGTCTACGGCGGTCCTAGCGCAAGCCAGTCGGGCGGCAGTGGCGCCGCTGGCATCGTGATCGTGGAGTATTGAGCGTGAGCACCTTCGCGCTAATCGCCGACGGCCAGGTTGTGCAACTTGGCGCAGCCGAATTCCCCGTCCACGCGGCGCTGACATGGGTTGAGGTGTCGGCCGTCAGCCCGGCCCCGCAGCCTGGGTGGACGGCGACGCAGAACGGCAGCGCCTGGACATTCACCGCGCCCGCGGTTCCGACGCCGACCCCGGCGCAACAGGCCCAGGCGGCGCTCGTGGCCGGGATCAGCATCACCAGCACGTCGGGGGGTTGGACCGCCACCTTCCCCTGCCTGACGGATGCGACAGGCGCCAACATGTGGACGATGGTGCTGGCGGAACAGGCTGCGCTCAGCCTGAGCGGCAACGCAACCTTCGCCGATGGCGCGGCGACGGTGCAGTGGCCGGACGCGGGCGGGGCACTGCACGCGATGACGTCGGCACAATTCCAGGCGTTCATGAAGGCGCTGGGGGCATTCGTGGCGGGCTGCCGCAACGTCATCAACGGAGTTGCCGGTGCCATGCTGCCGGCGGCCGCGGCTACCATTTCATAGGGGGCCGCGATGGCGGATGAACTGCCACTGGATGAGACCAAGCAGGCTTTGAAGGAAGCCCTGAAGGAATGGCTGGACGAGCAGTTCGCGGCCTTCGGCCGGTGGACGTTCTATTCGCTGCTCAGCATCGTGTTCGGGGGCGTCGTGTATATCGTGGTGACCTACAAGATGGCGCACTGAAGGCCAGGGGTTCTGCCCTGGACCCGGCTATCAGAGTGGGTTCCAAGGGCCTCTCGGCCCTTGGCGGGGGTCCAGGGGGCGGAGCCCCCTGGCCTTACCCACGCGACGGGATGCGTTCCAGCCGACGGTCGTGGCCGGCGAGAAGAATGCAGATCGAGGCAATGACCGGCGCCAACGCCAGGCAGAGCAGCCCCAGCTCGGTGCTGCCGGTTGCATCCTTCACCACCCCATAGAGGAACGGCCCGAGCCAGCCACCCAGATTGCCGATCGAATTGATCAGCGCGAAGCCGGCCGCCGCGGCGGTGCCGGTCAGCATGGAGGTGGGCAGCGACCAGAAGGTCGACTGGTCGGAATAATGACCCATCGCCGCGACGATCAGCGCCACCATCGTCAACACCGGATGGCCCTCGCCGATGAGGACACAGGCCGCCAGTCCTGCCGAGGACAGCAGGCACGCGCCGGTCACGTGCCAGAGCCGCTCGCCGGTGGAGTCCGAGTGCCAGCTCCAGTAGTTCATCGCCACGAGAGCGCCCAGGAAGGGCAGTCCGCTGACCAGCCCGACCCAGTCGGTGGATACGCCGAGTCCCCGGACGACCAGCGGCATGAAGAACACCAGCGTGTAGCCGGCCACTTGCAGGGCGAAGTAGGCCAGCGTGAGCAGCGACATCTTCGGGTTGCTGAACGCCTCGCCGAGGGAAAACTTGTGCACCGCCTCACGCTGTGCCCGCTCGGAGGCCAGCCGCTCGGCGAGCCAGGTCCGTTGATCCGGCCTGAGCCACGCCGCCTGCTCCGGCCGGTCCGTCAGCAAGTTCCATAACACGACCGCCATGATGAGCGACGGCACCGTCTCGATCAGGAACAGCCACTGCCAGCCGTGCAGCCCCGCCATCCCGTCCATATGCAGCAACAGCCCACCGATCGGCGGCCCGATGATGTTGGCGATCAAGGTGGCCGAATTGACCAGCGCCACCATCCGGGTGCGATAGTAGGATGGGAACCACCAAGTCAGATACAGCATCACTCCCGGAAAGTAGCCGGCCTCTGCGAGGCCGAGGAGGATGCGGGCGCCGTAGAAGCTCCACTCGTTCCACACGAAGGCGCCCAGCCCGGCTATCAGGCCCCAGGTCAGCATGATGCGGGCGAGCCACCGCCGCGCCCCGATCTTGTTGAGCATCAGGTTGGATGGGATCTCGGCCAGGAAGTAGCCGAGGAAGAACACGCCGGCGCCGAAGCCGAACACCGCGTTCGAGAATCCCAGATCGTGGTTCATGGTCAACGCGGCCATGCCCACGTTGCCCCGGTCCAGGTAGGAACAGCAAAAGCCCAGCATGATCAGCGGCATCAGCCGCCAGGTCGCCCGCCGGATCGTTTCTCGCTCGATCGGTTCGACCTTGTTTAGAGTTCGAGCACTTACATCCACAGTGACTTCCTCCGTGCTACGCACCGGGGACGGGCGCGAGTAAGCTTCCAGTCAACCAGTAGATTGCCCCACCTTTCCCGGATGGGCGGTCCAGCCGCCACCCGACAGGCATCCTATCGCTGGAACGTTCCAAGCTGCAAGTATGAAACGACCGTTGCCAGGGCGGAGCCCTGGCCTTCATTCAAGAGGGATGTGGGATGAACACGCGCGATCCCATCGATATCCTGGCCCGCACCATCTGGGGCGAGGCCCGCGGAGAGCCGAAGGGCGGCATGGAGGCCATCGCCAGCGTGATCCTGAATCGGGTACGCAATCCGCGATGGTGGGGGAAAGACATCGTGAGTGTCTGCCTCCAACCGTGGCAGTTCTCGTGCTGGAACAAGGATGATCCGAACTGCGCAAAACTGGCGGCGGTGGACGGTTCGGACCCGGATTTCGTCCGCGCGCTCGCCATCGCCGATAGGGCCGTGAACGGGCGTCTCCCGGACACGACGTGCAACGCCGATTCCTACGCCGATCTCCGCGTCTCGCATCCCGATTGGGCGGCGACAGTGGCGCCGGTGTGCAAGATCGGCAACCACACCTTCTTCCGGCTTGAGTTGGCCGCGCCCGCGCAAGCCGCCTGATCTCACAACACCTCGGAGGAACCATGGATCTGTCTGCCGTCGTGGCGGCGGTGCTGGCGCTCGTGCCGGCACAGTATGCCGTCTATGTGCTCGCCGTCTGCGGCCTCTGTGCGGTCATAGCCGCCCTTTGGCCGAGGCCGCCTGCCAACTCCAGTTGGCTGCCGCTGTATCAGCTCGTGAACGCGCTCGGCGGGAACTTCGCACACGCCAAGAACAAGAACGCGCCATCCGCCGCTCTGGCCCCGACTGATCCGGCTGTGGCCATTCCCGCCCCGCCCGCAAAGCAGTGAGGCAACGATGATCTCTCGCCGTTCCATCCTGGCCGCAATCCCCGCCGCCGCCGTGATCGGCTGCGCCGGGGTGACGACCGCAACGCTCGCTTCCGATGCGCAACTCGTGTTGGCCGGGGCGCAATCGCTCGGCGATGCAGTGATGGCGATTGCCAACGTTCCGGCCGCGACCGTCAGCCAGGTCAACAGCGACATCGCCACTGTCACCCAGGGCTGCCAGGCCATCGCCGCCGGCACGGCTAACGACAGCACGGTCGTGCCCGAGGTGGTGGACGCGATCAAGGCCGTCGTGCCGATTGTGCTGCCGCTGCTTCCGAACGGCTCCGCACTGGTGCCGGTCGCCAACGCGCTGTTGGCCATGGTGCCGGCGTTGCTGGCCTATGTCGGCGTATCGGGTGCGGCGGTCGGCGTGGTGCCTGTCTACACGCCGGATCAGGCCAGGCTGATCCTGCGCGCGGCGCACTGAAGGGGCATTTCCTCGGCGGCTTCCTGGTGGGAGCCGCCGTTATCTTTTTGGCGGCAGTTATCGCATGACCGACGGCATCCATGACCGCATCGGCCTCGGCGCATTGATCCTGCACGCGCTCGGGCCAGGCGCATCCGTCACCTACTACGAAAGGGTGCTGCGCTCGCCCGGATGCCGCGTCGCCCACCCGCTGCACGACATGATGGGCGTGGATGATTTCCTCGCGGCGGTGCCGCGCATCGTGGAGGCGTGCGATGGCGCGCGTGCTGTTTCGCGGCACGATTCCCGCGCGGCCGAGGCGACGGCGCCGAGCGGAACTTGAGGGCCTGATTATGGGCCTCGCCGTTGGCGTCCTGGTCGGGCTGTTTGCGGTGGCGGCGGGTGTGCTGACATTCAGTTGCCGGTAGAGGAAAGCATGCAATTTCGTCTCGGACTTCGGCATGCCCCACGCGCGCCGTCGCGCGTGCTTGGGGCGGCGCTTAGCGTTCTGTCGGCGCCGGCTGCGGTCGATTGGTTCACGGCGGCTGAGAAGCAAACTGGCGTGACGATCTGCGATGGCGACGCGCTCGGCAACGACACGCTGTCGAATTGCGTACCGTGCGGCGCGCTGCGGTATGAGCAGATCGTACGCGCGATTGCGAAGGGCGACGCGCGCTCCCCGACTGCGGCGATGGCGACGGCGCTCTACTCGCGGTGGTCCTCCTGGCCGGCGCAGGATGTCGGAACGGACAGCGCGCAGGCTGCCATTCTGTGGGCGACGAAGGGCCTGCAATGGGATGCACAAGACGAGGACGTGCCATCCGTCATGCCGCTCAATGCCGCTCTCGCTGACCATCTGCGCGCCGCGGTGGCCTCTCTGGGGCCGATCCAGCTCGACTTCGCGATGCCGGCGGCGTGGCAGTCCATCATCGGGCGCGCGATCTCGGAGGGGCACGACATCACGCTCTCCTCCATCGCCGGTTCCTGGGGCCAGCCAGGGACGTGGGGCAATCACCGGATGTGCGCCGCGCAGTATGACGCGCAGTGCCTCTATGCCGTGTCCTGGGGGCTCAAGGTGCGCATCACCTGGGATGCGGTGGCGCGCTATGCGCTGGCGGCGTGGGCGTGCGTGTCGCGCTCGTGGCTGGACGTGACCGGGGCGTCGCCAGCAGGGCTTGATCTCGACACGCTGGCGGCCGAAGCGACGGCGCTGGCAGCATGAGCACATACCTCGATCGTGTGGCGGAACAGACGGAAACGGACGCCCGCGACGCCGACGTGACGGCGAACGTCGTGGTGTGCGGCGGGGCGCCAAGTCAGGCCCTCTCCACGCACGTCGCGCTCGGCGCCAAGGCCGGCGTCTGGCGGTGGTGCGTGCTGTGCCGCCTGCTCGATTGGCTGGTGCAGCGCGGCCATTGCGAGCTGGTGTTGGCGCCGGATTATGTGGCGCCGCGGTGGGTCTATGTTCGGGCCGGCGTGGCCTTCCTGGCGGCAACGCTGGCCGGGGTGGCGGCGGCTCGCTGGGTCGCGCTGGCGCTGGCGGCGGCGATCCTCGGCGGCTGCGGCGCCCAGCAAGCCCGCCAGGCGCGCAACTGGGCGCCGGGCCGGACGCTCGGTGACCTCGAAAGCTGCATGGGCGTGCCGGCGCACGTGGACGAGCGGCAGGGTCTCGCGATCGCAGAATGGGACTACCAGGAGCCACCGACGACAGAGACGATCCCTCTCGCCGATCTGGCGCTGCTGCCGGTCACGCTGCCGATCAGCCTGGCGACCGCCGGATCGATAACACTGGCGCGGGCCGGCTCCTGTCACGCCATCGCGACTGCACAGGACGGCACCGTGACCGGACTTCGCTACTCCGGCGACAGCGACGGGCTGAGCGGGCGGGACGCGGTGTGCGCGGTGATCGTGCGAGGGTGCGTCAGGCCGTAGATGGCGCCCCCGCCGGACACCACCCGACAAAGCCGAGTATGCCCAGCCTTGTTCCCACGGGCCCGGACGCGTAGAACCGAAAGGTCCTGCCCGCGGGACCGGTGGCTAACTTTGGACGCCAAGCGCCTTGAGGGTCTCCGCATCCGGGCGCCCAGTGACCTTCAGGTTGTGCCCGCGCTGGTAGGCGCGCAGTGCGGCGGCGGTCTTCGGTCCATCGCGGCCGTCAACCGTCAGCTTGGCGCCGTTGGTATTGAGCGCAGTCTGCACGCTCTGAATGAGCTCCTGATGCGTCATCGGCTTGGGCGCGGGCGCTGGCATCGCAGGCTGCGGCGCGGCCATCGGTGCTGGCGCCGGAGCGGCTGCCGGCTGGCTCTCAGTGGATGAACACCCGGCCAGCACGAGGCCGAGCATAGCAGTTGCGATGAAACCCGCGTAGTGCTTGATCGTGACCATGGAGGCACCCCCGTTCGATACGGGCGCATCCATGGTCGTAAATCCGCCGCCGGTCAATGGCCCGGAGACGGAAAGTTCGGGCGGTGGTGCCGAGGCGGACGCGGTTTCATTGGTCGGAGTGAGAGGATTTGAACCTCCGGCCCCTGCGTCCCGAACACAGTGCTCTACCAGGCTGAGCTACACTCCGGCCACGAGCACCGCATATACCGACGCCCCCGCGGCGGCGCAAGCCTCGCGGGGCCTACAGCAGCGCCGCCTCGATGGCCGCCAGCAACGGCGCCGCCGAGCCGGCCACGTTGCAAACCAGGATCGGCTTGTCGTGCAGCCCGAGCTGCCGCCAGGTCATGATCACGATGGTCTCATCCAGCGTGCCCAAGCCGCCGGGCAGCGACACGAACGCCCCGGACAGCTCGAACATGCGCGTCTTGCGGCTGTGCATGTCGCCGGTGACGATCAGTTCCGACACCCCTTCGTGCGCCACCTCCCAATGGGTGAGAAACTCGGGGATGACGCCGATCACGGTGCCGCCTTCGGCCAACGCGGCGTCGGCCAGCGCGCCCATCAGCCCGACGCGGCCGCCGCCATAGACCAGGCGAATCCCGGCGCGCGCCATGCCGCGTCCGAGCTCGGCGGCGGCGGCATGGAAGGCGGAGCCGTGGCCGGCATAGGAGCCGCAGAAGACGGCGACGGTGTGGAGGTCCGGCATAGCTTTCCTGTCTGACGCGCAAGGCTCGATGTCGGTTGCCGCGGCCCCTACCGCAAGCGGCGCACCTTCCTACACCTCCAGTTCCACGCCCACGGGGACGTGGTCGCTGGCTTGCGGCCAGTCGCGGGCGTCCTTGAGGATGCGACAGGTGCGCAGTGCGCTGGTCAGGTCGCGGCTGATCCAGATGTGGTCCAGCCGGCGGCCGCGGTCGGAGGCGCGCCAGTCGCGGTTGCGGTACGACCACCACGTGTAGAGTTTCCGGTCCGGCGGCACGAAGTGGCGGATCGCGTCGTCGAAGCCCTGTTGCAACCAAGCGGTAAGGCCAGCGGTTTCCGGCGGCGTATGGCTCACCACGCCCAGCAATTGGCGGTGGCTCCAGACGTCGTTCTCCAACGGCGCGATGTTGAGGTCGCCGGCCAGCACGGTGCGCCGGAGGCGAGTGCGGGCGGCGAACCAGTGGGTTGCCTCCGCCACGAAATCCAGTTTGTGGGCGAATTTCGGATTCACCGCCCGGTCCGGCACGTCGCCTCCGGCGGGGACGTAGAAATTATGCAACTCCACCGGCCCCGATCCGAGATCGAGCGACACCGAAAGGTGCCGGCAGTCGCCGCGGGCGCACCAGTCGGGCGCGATGTCGAGCGGGTAGAACGGCAGGCGGGAGAAGATCGCCACGCCGTTATAGCCCTTCATCCCGCGCCAGGCCGCGAACGGGTATCCCAGTTGCGCCGGCAGGCCGGCGGGAAACAGCTCGTCCGGCACCTTGGTCTCCTGCAGGCAGGCGACATCGGGCCGCAGCGCCGCGATGAGCCGCTCCAGCAGGGGCGCGCGCAACCGTAGGGAATTGATGTTCCAGGAGGCAATTTTCAGTCGGTTCTTCATGGGCTGCCGGTGCCGGAGCCAGCCTGACCCATGCCGGGCAGTTGAACAGCCCACGGTAGGCGGTTCACAAGATGCGGCAACCGCCTTTCGGGAACAGCGTTCCCGTGCATGTCTGCGGCGTCGTCCCCCCACCTGCGTCGCGGACCGGCTACCCGGCGGCGCGGTCGCTCCCAGGCCGCGCCGCCACACTCGTCAACCATGCTCCCCTCGGCGAGGCCTGTGGACCCCATTAATTAGGCTTCGCGCCGAACGGTGTCGCGACGAGAATGGCGTGAAGCGCCCAAAAGATTGGGATCAAAGGGCCCCTCGGCCCTTTGCGGGGTCCAGGGACAGCGCCCCTGCCCGCCACCGCCGCCAGCCAGCGGCCCTGAGCTCGCAGGCCGGGCAGTTGCCGCAGCCATAGCCCCAGTCGTGCCGATTCGCGCGCTCGCCGAGGTAGCAACTATGGGTGTGCTCGACGATCAGCTCGACCAGCGCCGTGCCGCCGAGCTCCTCGGCCAGCCCCCAGGTCGCCGCCTTGTCGAGCCACATCAGCGGCGTATCCACCACGAAGCGGCGCTCCATGCCGAGGTTGAGCGCAAGCTGCATGGCCTTAAGCGCGTCGTCGCGGCAATCCGGGTAGCCCGAATAGTCGGTCTCGCACATGCCTCCGACGAGGCGGCGGAGGTTGCGCCGGTAGGCGATCGCCGCAGCGTAGGCGAGGAAGATCAGGTTGCGGCCGGGCACGAAGGTGCTTGGCAGCCCCGCATCCGTCATCCGGATCTCCGCCTCCGAGGTGAGCGCGGTGGCGCCGATGGCCGCCAGCGAGCCGCCGAGATCGACCAGGTGGTCCTCGCCGAGCCGGCCGCCCCAGTCCATCAGCGCTGAGATCCCTTGGCGCACCGGCAAGCGGCAGGCCAGTTCGATCCGGTGGCGCTGGCCATAGTCGAAGCCGACGGTCTCGACATGGCCGAACCGCGCCAGCGCCCAGGCCAGGCAGGTGGTGGAGTCCTGGCCGCCGGAGAACAGCACCAGGGCCGATTCGTCATTGGACATCACAATTCTTTCCATCCTGCGAATGCGGTTTTTCCAAGACGCGTCCGCCCGATATGCTGCGCTTATGAGCCTTGATTTCAACGAAGAAGAAATCGCCCGCTACGCCCGCCACATCCTGCTCAAGGAAGTGGGTGGGGTGGGCCAGGCCAGGCTGCGCGACGCCAGCGTGCTGATCGTCGGCGCCGGCGGCCTGGGCAGCCCGCTGGTGCTCTACCTGGCCGCCGCCGGAATCGGGCGCATCGGCATCGTCGACGACGACGTGGTGGAGCTGTCCAACCTGCAGCGCCAGATCGCCCACACCACGTCGCGACTGGGAACGCCGAAGGCCGAGTCAGCGGCGACATCGGCCCGCGCCATCAACCCGAACGTCGAGATCGACCTCCACCGCGTGCGCTTCGCGCCGTCGAACGCGTTGGCGCTCCTCGGCGATTACGACGTCGTCTGCGACGCCACCGACAATTTTCCGACCCGCTTCCTGCTGGCGGATGCCTGCGTGCTGGCCCGCCGCACGCTGGTGTCCGCCGCGGTGCTGCGCTTCGAGGGGCAGCTCTCCGTGTTCAAGCCGCATGCCGGCGGCCCCTGCTATCGCTGCCTCTATCCGGAGCCGCCGCCGCCCGGCCTGGTGCCGAGCTGCAGCCAGGCCGGCATCCTCGGCGTCGTCCCCGGCGTGATGGGCACGCTGCAGGCCACCGAGGTGCTGAAGGAGATTCTTGGCATCGGCGAAAGCATGGCCGGCCGCCTGCTGATCTGGGACGCGCTGGCCAGCCGTTTCCGCACCGTCCGCCTGCACCCCGACCCGAACTGCGCCGCCTGCGGGCCGAACGCGGCGCTCCACGACCTCAGTGCTCATGCCAACCTGGAGGGACCTGCCTGTGTCGTCTGAACCATTGGGAATCCTGCTGATCTCCGGCACGCATGAACGTGCCCACTATGCCTTCGTGCTGGCGGCCGGCGCCGCTGCGCTCGGCCGGCGGGTGGTGCTGTTCGCCACCAACGACGGGTGCCAGGCGCTGTGCACGGACTGGTCGGCCCTGCAGGAATCCGGGCGCGATGCCAACCTGCGCCTGCGGGGTGTCGCCGGCATCGGCGAATTGCGCGAATCGGCGGTGGGGCTCGGCGTGCGGCTGATGGCCTGCGAATCGGGGATGCGGGTGGCGGCGCTCGACCCGGCGCAACTGCTGCCCGGCGTGGAGGTGGCGGGCGTGGCAAGCTTTCTGGAAGCCTGCAGCGGCGGGCAAATGCTGACGCTTTAAGCTTTCCGCTTGACCCGAAGCGCATCGGGTCGGCACGGATAGAGGCATGAAGGGTTGGTCGATGGTGTCGGCTGGAGTCGGCCTGGCGATGCTCGCCACGGTCCCGGCGATGGCCCAGACCCCACCGATCCCGCCGGTGCCGCCGGCGCAGACGCTGCCCCAGCCGACGGCGGCACCGCCCCCGCGGGCCAAATCCGCCCTT